ACCTGGACGAGGATGTGTTCAAAGAAAAGGTCGGCGCCTTGTCAGTAAGGCAGCTCACCCGAAATGCCAAAGAGAGAAGGCCCGGCTCGATGGGATTTGCCGAGGCGATGATTATTGCTTATAACGGTAAAAAGAAGAACCGGCATATGCGCCTTGCGATGAACAAGCTGTATGCAAAGGACTTCACAGAGCTCAGTGATGAGAACCTCGAGGACGATAGCTTCTATGAGGACTTCGACTCCGACGAGGATATGGACATCACCGAGGACGAGGAATAAGACAAGCAAGGCTCCTGCGCAAACAGGAGCTTTTGCCATTATGTTTACTTGTTAAATCATAACCTCCGAACCATCGATGAAGTGGAAGGTCATCGTATCGTCCGAGTTGACAACCACTTTGTCAACCATCAAGCACCAAAGGCTATCGTCAAAGTCTATTAGGGGCTCGGTGCTTTCCTTCAAAGCGGAAATAAAGGAGTTGAAGGCATCGGCTTTTACTTTCTTAAGAGTAAGTTGGTCCTCGATTTCCTTGAGGCGCGTGGTTGCTGTTTCGTAGCGTTTCGCGTATCCGTTGTAGGTCTCGAGGTAGTTTGTTTGGTCGAGCGCCAGGGTCGCGTTTTGATTTACCAGTTTCGCAACAAGCTCTGCGACCACCTCAAGCTCCTGTTCAAGCATTACCTTTTCCTCGTCCATCTCGGTGGTGTCAGTAAGGAGGGAGGCGGCAAATTCGCAGTTGTCGATTATCTCCTCGCGGTCCTCGAAAAGCTCGTTGTAGGCAAGAACGAATCGGTTCTTGATTTCCTCTTCGGAGAAGTGGGCGGTGCAGCATTTATCTTCACCTTTGAATTTGTCGTTGCACTGCCATACGATGCGGCGGTACTTTTCGCTGTTAGAGTTCCATACCTTGGGGCCGAAGAAGGCTCCGCACTCTCCGCAAATAATGCGCGTTGCAAAAATGCTGTTGCCGCTATACTTGCGACCGAAGGAGCGCCTTCTCACAAACTCGTTTTGAACTCTCTCCCATTCCTCGGGAGGGATAATTGCTTCGTGGCTGTCCTCTATGTAATACTGTGGAACCTCGCCTTCATTAACCTTGATCTTCTTCGTTAAGAAATCAACTGTGAATGTTTTCTGAAGAAGTGCAGCGCCTTTATACTTCTCATTGGTAAGAATGCTTTCGATGCGGCTGGCCCGCCATTGAGTTTTGCCACCCGGTGTGGGTATTCCTTCGGCGGTGAGTTCTTCAGCAATCGTCCAGGTTGTCTTTCCGCGCATAAAGTCTCTGTAAATGCGGCGCACAATCTCTGCTTGCTCGGGATTGATAACCGGAACACCGCCGGGGCCTTTATCGTACCCGAGGAAGTTTTTATATGCCAGGCTGACTTTTCCGTCTGCTGCACTCTTACGCTTACCCCAGGTAACGTTCTGTGAGAGGGAGCGAACTTCCTCTTGCGCAAGAGAAGCCATAATGGTGATGAGTACCTCGCCTTTGGAATCCAGGGTTCGTATGTTTTCCTTTTCGAAGTAAACCTCAACCCCGGCCTCTTTTAGCTTACGAATTGTGTTGATACAGTCGGTGGTGTTTCTTGCAAATCTGCTGATCGACTTGGTAAAAATAATGTCGATTTTTCCTTCAAGCGCATCCTTTATCATTCGGTTGAATCCTTCGCGCTTTTTGGTGCTCGTGCCCGAGATACCGTCATCAGAGTAAAGGCCCACGTACTCAAGCTCGGGGTCTGCCTGGATAAGCCTGGGGTAGTAGTCGCTCTGCGCTTCGAAGGATGTAGCCTGCTCGTCGCTGTCAGTGGAAACGCGCGCATATGCTGCGGCTTTACGTTTGTGTAAACCTCTTGTCGGTAAGCCCGTCATAGGGTTTATTGTGGCCGGTATAACTGTTACTTTTCTTGTACTCATTCTTATATCCTCGCTCTCTGTAGCTTCTTTTCACTCATTGCTTTGCGCTTTTCTTCGGTCCAGCTTTCTGACCTGGTGCGCACTTTCCAGGTTTTGACCACCTCGGTTCCGTCTCTTAAGCAGAAGGTAAGGTGGAAATCGTGGTCGGCTATAATTTTTTCGACCTTCGCATCAAAGGACTCGGCGGTTATTTCGCTTACCCCGAGCACTTCCTTTACTGCCGCAAGAATCTGATCCTCCGGGATCTGTTTGGAAGGGCAGGCCTCTTTGCCTTGGTAGCTGTAAGTGGCGCAGGCCCATACAATTCCGGTGGCTGTTGTTTTCCTTCTGTAATTCTTCCCGCAATTCGAGCATTCGATTTTGCCGGAAAGGGGATAGGTGTTTTTAGTGCCTCCCGGCTTTCCGTAGTGTTCCTGTCGCAAGGCTATCAAAGCCTGAACCTCGGTGAACATTTCCATGGGGATGATTGCTTCGTGGCTGTTTTCGACATGGTACATAGGCTTTTCTCCGTTATTGATAAGGACCCTCTTTTCAAGGTGGTTATTTACAAAATAGCGCTGCAAGAGTAGGTTGCCGGTGTAGGTGTATTGCCTCAAGATTTTCATAATTGCTGTCTTGCACCATTTGTTTCCGAAGGGGGAGGGGATACCATCTCGGTTAAGGCCATTCATGATTGCCACCCCGCCTTTTCCGGAAAGGTATTCTTCGAAGATGCGCTTTACTATAGCAGCCTCTTCCGGAACCACTTTGTATACTCCTTTGTCGTAACGATATCCAAGCATTCTTCCGTACCAGGGTTTTCCTTCCTCAAAATTCTTTTTAATGCGCCACTTCATATTCTCGCTGGTGGAGAGGCTTTCCTCCTGAGCGAAGGAAGCTAGAAGTGTAAGCATCAGCTCGCCTGTCGATGTTAAGCTGTTGATATTTTGTTCTTCAAAGAAAACCCCAATGCCGAGCAGCTTCAATTCTCGAACCGTTTCAAGCAGGGCAACCGTGTTCCTGGCGAACCTGGAAACGCTCTTTACTATTACAAGGTCAATTTTGCCGGATCGGCAATCCGCCATTAACCTTATGAAACCTTCACGCGTAACCTTCGTACCGGTAAGTCCCTCATCCGAGTAGACTCCGCAATAGGTCCAATCCGCGTGGCTTTGAATCAGTGTAGAGTAGTAGCTCACCTGGGCCGCCAGGGAATGCAGCATCGCGTCCTTTGCGCTTGACACTCGGGCATATGCTGCAACCCGTTTTATCTTGGGCGGCGGGAGCGTTCTGAACTCTACACGCTCTACTTTTTTTGTCATAAATACCTCCCGGTCATAGTGTAGTCATATATTCGCTCTAAAACCAGGAAAAGTCAACGGTATTTAGCGAAATATAACTGACGATTTTAAGCCATATTTTTCGGCCATTTTTGTGTCAATTACACCATATTCCTCTGGTGTGATAACCCCTCTAGCCAAGAGGGTGCGCATAAGCGCCATTGTTGAGTGATAAAGACTTAAATCTCTAACTTTCTTCTTTTCCATTATTGGGAGCCTCCTTGTGCTTGGATTTGTAGTAGCATTTTCGAGAGCAGAATTTGCGCTTCGAGCTTGCATAGCTGAGGAAGGTTTCTTGACAGTGTGCGCACTCCTTGTCGACCATCTTCAACTGCATCAATTCGGGGTGTTTTCTCCACCAAATTATGCGGCATTTATCCGAGCAAAATATCCGTTTCTGTTTGCCGGGTGTGTGGGCAATTTCTGCGCCACAGTGCAGACATGTGTTCTCGTTATCCGGAAATCTAAAGCACCAGTTTTTTATAGTGGCACTCGGCAAATCTAGAAGCTGGGATATTTCCTTTCGAGCAAGGCCCCGGCGAAGAAAATAATTCATTGATGAAATATCTGCCATAGTACACCTCCTCAAAGGTAGCTCACGAAAATGGCAAAACCGGACCCCCCTTTCTTGAAAAATTGCAAAAAAAATCAGCCCACCGAAGAAAAACTCCTCGATGGGCTGAAAATAAGTATTGATTATTCGGTTGTGGTAGTGTCAGTAGTCTTAGGCTTGGTGAGCTGCTTTACAACCTGGTTGGTACCAGTTGCAGAGAGGCCGCTGGCTGCGCCTACAACGATAGCAACGAGTACGTTGGATGTCTCCATGACTCCCGGCACAAAGAAGAATGCGACAGTGCCGATGATGGCGCCGAGCACACACGAGATAACGGGGATGAAGCGAAGGAACTTCTCGGTGCTGCCTACAGCGGTTTTGGTGATGTCGATAATCGTGTAAACGATAGCTGCGATTGCGGGAATGGTTACGAATTCATAAAAGTTTGTCATAATAAATCCTCCTTATTTATGAGCTTGTTTGTTGAGATGGTTTTCGAGTTTCTTAATGGCTATAGTGACCGGGCCATCACAGCCCTGTTCCTGTAAGCCTTTAAGGCAGGCGAGCACACCCTGTGTCATAATGAGCTGCTCCTCCTTGATTTCCTTGATATCTTTGTCTTGCTTTTCCTGTTTCAGGTACCACTTATAAATGGCGAATACAAGACCGAAGATAACTCCGAAGGCAGTAATTGCCCCGGCAATAGCGGTGATGATTTCCATGGTGTTTCCTCCTTAATCTTCAAAATTTACGATGCATTCAAGTGCAATCATATCATTGGTGGTGGGGAGGTCGCTTGAGGTAAGGAAGTCAGCCTCGGAGAGGGAGACCGGAGAGATGTCATCGATTTCGGTATCTCGAAGCGCCTCGATTTCCTTTTCAAAGGCTGTCTTTGCTTCAGCATCCCTTAAGCGGAGCCTTCCATCAGGAAGGAAAATGGGAGCGCCGGCTTTGTCGAGTTCTGCATAAGTGTTGATACACTTGGTTTCCTCGTTGGTGTAGAATTCCACTTCGGCCTCGACTGCCTTGCGCAGCTTTACAAGCTCTCGCATCTTCTTATAGCTTGCGAGGCGCTTTTCAGATAAACGCTTGAGGGGCTCATTCGCCTCTAAAAGATTTCTAAGTTTCATTTGTTGTTTCCTCCGTTTTATTGATAATGGCCTCAAGCTCTTTGACGCGAGCCTTGAGTTTTTGAATTTCGTGGATGTTCATGGCTACAAATTCACTGTAGCGCAAGCCACATCCGATTGTTTTATCTTCGTTTTCCCATTCGCAGTAACCGGCGAAATCCTTAGTCGTGATACCCGCAGCTAAAACCGCGTCCTTCACATCTTGCGCCACGAGGCCTATGTGAGTTCGGTTGCTGGTGTTCTCAACAAACTTAAAGGTTACCGGTGCAAGACTATCGAAGATATAGTCATACACACCACCCAGGGGTTCGATGTTGAACTTCTCGTTTCTGTCCGAAGTATTTACAATGCCTGCTTGGCCATAGATGTTTCGCCATTTGTATGCCGCAGATCCAA